TCCCGGGAAGCATGGTCACCTATCAATAGATGGTTTCTTGATTTGCGCTTTGCCGGTATTTCTACTGTTTTATTACACCATGAAGGCAAGACAGGATCGCAGAGGGGAACGAGCGCCCGGGAAGACAACCTGGACATTTCCATCTCGCTAAAGCGCCCCCAGGACTACCGGCCGGAAGATGGAGCCCGGTTTATTTGCCATTTCGAGAAGGCTCGAGTCAGACAGGCGGACCTCCATCTTCTAGCCGACACAGAATTTCAGATGCAGACCGACCCGGAAGGGAAAACAATCTGGACCTGGAAGAACGTCAAGCAGGAAAACAAGGCCATGGTCTTGAAGATGCTGAATGAGGGCACGGCAGCCAAGGAAATCGCCGCCGCACTCGGGATTACCGCGGCCCGGGTATCGCAAATTCGGAAAGAAGGCGTCCGGGATGGGCTGATTACCGAGGCGGGAAAATTTACCCAAACGGGGTTTGAATGGCTCCAAAAAACTTAATTTTTCGCTTAATTTTTGGGGTCATTTTTGGCACCGCGCTTAACTTAATTTTTCCTTAACTGGAATTTAACTCAAAATGAGAACTCAGCGTAAACACAAGGGGTTTAGAGAGTCGGGAGCTTAACTTTTCCTTAATTAACCTTAATTTGGGCAGTTAATTAAGTGGTTAAGCCCCCCTAGGGGCTTAACACTTAACTTCCCCGGCTTAAGCAGGGTGGAAAGAGTGACTTTCTGGCGATGCATCTAAACGCTATTGCGAATAATTCGCAGTTATACAGGATCAACCATGTTGCACCGGGATAGGCAGTTGTTAATAATCCGTTAGTCAAGGACGGGAAACTCAGTAATGGTAAGGGAAAAAAAGGGACACGGGGATACAGCATCCGTAGGGGGGGTGCCAAAATGAGAGAAGTCGAGAAGCTATATTTGATTGATCAGGGAGTGGTTTTCTTCCGTGAGGGTTTCGAAGGAGCCGGATCGCTGGGGATGGATTACGAAGATCAACCATTATTGTCCATTGACGGCGGAGTATTGAAGCAGTTGGCAGATCACTTCGTTATGGACGTTGAGCCACGGCAGGAGCCCAGGTACAAGGACGGGAAAAGGGTGGGTCATTACCTGGTAGCCATGGGGGACCGTGATTTTCCCCTGGTGAAACGCAGCTATCGAGAGTATACGGCCCAGGTTCATAAGATCGAGGCCAGGATAGAAGGCAATGTGCTTCATGTACGGATCACAAATCACCAAACAAAACCAGAAGTGGCCACCTGGGTAGACGAATTTGCTTATTGCGGCAAGTTTGAGGTGTGGTGGAAGAATTGTCAGCCGTCCGGGGCAATAGACGGAGCCGACGGTGCGCATCCTGATTGACACCCGTGAGCAAGCGCCCTTCGCCTTCCAGGGCTATGACGTGGACCCCGAGACGGCCACCTTGCCCGTGGGGGATTATTCCCTGCCCGGATTCCAGGATCGGGCGGCTGTGGAGCGCAAGAGCCTTGAGGATCTGATTTCGTGCCTTATGAACAGCAATCGGGAGAGATTCGAGAGAGAGCTTGCCCGGGGACGGCATTATGAGCTTTTCGCCGTGGTGGTGGAGGCGCCCCTGGCCGATGTATCCCAGGGCCGCTATCGCAGCGAGATGAAGCCACAGGCGGCTTTGCAATCCATCATCACCTTTTCAGTAAGGTATCGGACCTCTTTTATTTGGGCCGGCAACCGTGCGGGAGCGGAGTATGTGACCTATTCCCTACTTTCCAAGTATCTCCGGGAGATCGGGGAGAGGTACAAGCTGGCGGTGATGGGACAAGACCGCAAGGAGCAGGCAGCATGAGCGGAAGCGAGGGAGGTGAAATAGTGAATATCGAAAAAACGAGAGCCCAGGAGATCGTGCGGCCATGGATCAGACAGAGGCGGCGATGATTGAGCAAGGATGGATTGATAAAGCGGATTTGGAGGCCCAAGCCGGATAATGGTAAGAGGGGCCAGGGGCAGGCACCCCTATCTAAACAAAATTAAACAGGGCTGGGGATATGTCTAAAGCGAAATGCACTAATGCTCAACTGAAAGAAATGGCCGAAACCGGATTGGGGGTTACTGAGATAGCCCGGAGAGTCGGGCTCACAAAGGGGGCGGTGTCGCAACGGTTGAAGGCAATGGGCATTGAAATGTCTTTAGAGGTGGTGGCGGAAAGGCAGTTAGAGCGCGGGAGTCAAGACTTCACCCCGATTGAGCAAATCCTTCAAATTAACAAGCAGGCCCGGGCAATTTTAAAAAAGCTTGAGGGGTGCGTCTCCGGGGAAAAGATTGACCAGGCCGAAGCTGTGCTGGCCCTGAAAGCCATGAAGGAAATCCGCGGCCAGATAAAACTTCAACTGGATTTGGCAGAGGCATTTTTGAACTATCAAGCCGAGATGCACTTTCGTAAGCAGGTCTTGGAGATTATGAGCGATGCAAGCCCAGAGATCAGAGCCGAGATCATCCGTCGCTTTAAAAGTGAGCGACAAATGGAATCAATTTTTAAATTCCATTGATTCCGAGGCGCCGGCTGAGACGGAAGGAATGAGCATCGGGGAGTGGGCCGAGAAAACGCCTATCATCCTTGACGGGCGGCCCTTTACCTTTGAGCGGCATGAGTATCTACGGGAGCCATATCAAGACGATCATCCGTTTGTGGTGGAAGTCAAGGCAGCCCAGCTTGGCCTAACTACTAAAGCAATTTTGAAGTCTTTTTACCGGGCGAGATTCAGGAACTTCCGGGGGATTTTGTATCTGTTCCCCAGCCGGAATGATGTCATAGATTTTTCCAAATCCAGGATCACCCCCCTCATTGACGACAACCCGGATAGCCTGGGGGAGTGGGTTAAAGACACGGATGCAGCCGGGATCAAGCGCATTTGCAACACCTTCCTCTATCTCCGGGGGATGCAAAGCCGTATCGGTCTGAAATCTATCCCCGTGGATCTGGTGGTCTTCGACGAATTGGATGAGGCGCCGCAACGGGGGGTGGACATGGCCATGGAGCGCATGAGCCACAGCGAATTTAAGGAAGTGCTCATGCTGAGTAATCCCACGATCCCGGACTATGGCATTGATAAGGCTTTCCAGGAAACGGATCAGAGATACTGGCTTCTTAAATGCCCCTCCTGTGGGCACTATACCTGTTTAGAGGAAACCTTCCCCGAGTGCCTAAAGGAAGTGCAGGGCAGGGTTATAAGGGCCTGTGAGCGGTGCCAGGGAGAGCTTAACCCCAGCGTGGGGGAATGGGTGGCCAGGCGGCCGGCCGTGACTGAGAGGAGGGGCTATCACTACTCCCAGCTTTTTTCTCATTACGTGGACCCCGGCGACATTCTCCACCAGTACCGGACCACAAACAATTTGCAGGACTTCTTCAACCTCAAGATCGGCGTGGCCTACGTGGAGGCCGAGAATCGCCTCAGTGTAGAAGAGGTCCTGGGGCTGTGCGGAAATGAGGGAATCGCCAGCAGCAGCCCGGGCCCCTGCAGCATGGGAGTGGATCAGGGCAAGGACCTGCACGTGGTGATCAGTAAGCGCCATTGGGACAAGGCTGGCCAGGTCATTCACCTGGGGATTTATAAGGACTGGGAGGACTTGGACCGGCTGATGACAGGCTTCCACGTCGCCCGGTGCGTGGTGGACGCCCTGCCCGAGACCAGGAACGCCCGAGCCTTTGCCGAGAGGCACCGGGGCAAGGTTTTTCTGAATTACTACAACGAGCACCAGAAGGGCCGCTATGCCTGGAACGAGCGGGACCTGACCGTCTCCTGTAACCGCACGGAGAGCCTGGACGCCAGCCACAACGAAGTGATGCAGGGCCAGATCATTCTCCCCCGGGAGTGTGAAATCACCCGGCAGTTTGCCCAGCAGCTTCACAACGTGGCCAAGAAACTTGAGGAAGATGAGGAAACCGGGAGCAAGCGGTATGTGTATGTGCGCCTGGGCACGGACCACTTTAGACACGCGTTTAACTATGAGGTGATGGCTCGGCAGTTTGGGGCGGCTTCTTTGTTTGCCGGGTGCGACCTGTCCTAACCACAAAATTATGAAGGAGAAAAAAAAATGGACAGCCTTAAACCCCTGATCTGTGGCGGATGCGAGTTTTTCATTGCAGACCGGCAACTGTGCCGGCGCCACCCGGCTTTTGTCAGCAAGAGGAAGGCCGAAGCGGCTTGCGGCGAATTTGCCGGTAACCAAAACCAAAGTGGCACGATTCGTGCCATGACAGAAATTAAGCCTAAGGAGATAAAAAGTCATGACCATTCAGATCAGCGCGGGTGAAATGGCAGAGTTACCGGAGCCGTGCCAATGGCTTCTTAAGGAAGAAGTTCTCGTTGAGGAAATCAAGGGCCACCAGGCCCAGATTGACGGCCTTCGGGCTCTTCCCCGTAGCCAGGAAGAGGTGCGGCGTGAGATCGACAAGCACCTGAGAGGCGACGCCGTCATGAAGCTAACGTTGATCCTGAAACAGTATCAGGCACGGGAAATCGACGCCATTACCGGGGAAATGCTTATGCCGGTCGTGCTTGCCGCCCTGATGCAGTCACCCACGGTAGGGGAGATAGTGGGCCGGTTACCCCAACCCCTGTCCGAGAAAGAGCGGAATGGCCAGATAGCCACCCTTGAGGAAGAGGTGCACGCCCTCTTAATGCAGCTGGGGGACGAGTGTTGGCCGGGCATGCGGGGCAACCCGAATACTGATGGCGCCGATGGCGCCCTGGAATACCTCAGGGACTGGTCCTGGAAGTGCAACCCGGGCTGGAACCACCCGGTGACCGGTGACCATATGGTGGAAGGTTCCATG